CTTGATGAAAAAGTATCAGCTCAAATATCAGAAATAGAGTCAAGACTAGGAGCAAAACTAGATTCACAACACGGTATATTAGTAGCCCTTATAGATAGAGTTAGATCTGTAGATAATGAGATAATTAGACAAGACACACTTCTCAAGACTATACTTGGTGTACCACAACTTATGCACACTGATAGGTTAGCAAAGGCGGATAGAGATGACCAAAGGAAAGACTGATAGAGAAATAATAGAAGAAGAAGCAGCAAAGACCAGAATATTAGTCTGGATAGTTTTTATGGGATTGGTAATGTTTGTAGGCATTATTGCTACAAATCTTAGAGCCGACACTATAACTCACAAGTTCAAATCCCCAAGCTTTAACGGTATGGGAACATCATCTCATTACCTTACAATTGAGAACCAAGAGTTTAGTCGTAAGCTAACTATTAAAGAAGAGATCAAAGCTTTACAAGATGAGATAGAAAGAGAGAAAGAAAACTCTACACTTGCTAGATTTATGCGTAACCTTGAATCAAGAGTTTACGCAGAGCTTTCAAGACAGTTGGTTAATAACTTGTTTGGTGAGACTCCTTCTTCCTCAGGGACTATAACCCTAGAAGGTAATACGATAGAGTATACTAGTGATGGCGTTACATTAACCCTAAAGATAACGGAAGCAGATGGCACAGTTACAGAAATCACAATACCTATTGGTACTTTTACTTTCTAGTTGTTCTATACTAGATCAAAGACAAGATACATACGAACAAAGGTTTAAAGAACACGATGTAGTTTCTATTCAAGATCTACAATCTATTGATTTAAGAAATGTATTAATACCAAAAGTAAGTCCAGTGGTAGCTGTATATCCAACATCATTCACAGATCAAACAGGACAAAGAAAAAGTAACAGCGAGTTTGCTTTATTTAGTACAGCCATAACCCAGCAACCAAACGCACTTCTTATACGAGCATTAAAACATGCAGGTAATGGAGAGTTCTTTAGAGTTGTAGAAAGAGTGGGCCTTGATAATTTAACAAAAGAACGCCAGCTCATAAGATCCGCAAGAGAACAAACAGCTAGTGAAGAAGAGAAAAAGAAAGCATTAAGACCATTATTATTCGCTGGTATCTTAATAGAAGGAGCTGTTATATCTTACGAAGCTAACCTAGAATCTGGAGGTATAGGAGCTAGGTATCTTGGTATCGGCAGTAGCGTACAGTATAGGGAAGATAACATAACAGTCTCATTAAGAATGGTGTCTGTAGCTACAGGCGAGGTATTGTTAGAAGTATTAAGTCAAAAAACTATATTTAGCTACGGTAAATCAGAAGATGTGTTTAGGTTTATTGAAGCTAATACAGAGCTAGTAGAAATAGAACTAGGCAACGCTAGAAACGAATCATCAACCATAGCATTAATGAAAGCTATAGAAGGTGGTGTCTTGGAAATAGTTAATTTAGGATATGAGAAAGGTTTTTGGGTTTTACAAAACAAAGATGTAGGAGTAGAATTAAGCAATGAAGAATAAATTAATCAGCATATTTGCTATTTTTTCTTTAGTAGGATTTGCAGCAGATAACGAAATTTACGTAGATCAGTCTGGTACTGGGGCTAATATAGACCTAGAACAATTAGGTATCTCTAACATTATAGGTGGACTATCTTCGTCAGCAGGGAGTTTAACTGCCTTTGATTTAGACGGCACTACTATGACACTTGATATTAATATGATTGGTGCTACCAATAAGTTCCTAGGTGATATATACGCTGATAATTTTACAGGATTATATAATTTTACGGGTGGTACTAATTCTTTTACTATACAAGTAGACCCAACTAATACTTATAGCTCAGACGGTTCTGACCAAAACGTAGCTGTTACAGGCAGTAGCAATACATTCACTTTAAATCAAGGTACTACCGCAATAGCAGCTTCTCTTAATCTCGACTGGATCATACAAGGATCTAACAATACTATTACTTCAAACATTAACATTGATGGTGCAACTAACTATATGGATATAGATGGCAGTGATAATACAGTCAACTATACTGGTACAGGTGTTAATGCTTCAGCAGGTGGATATTTCTATTTAGATCATACAGGTGGCCAAAGAACATTTAATATCCAACAACTGAGTACACAAGACAATGACTGGCTTAAAATTTTATCGATTGGCGGTAACGCTAGTTCTACTGTTTGCGTTATTCAAAACGACCAAGGTACAAGCACAAGCTGCTGATATTGGCGATATATCTGAACTAAATGGTTCAGCACAAATAGTAAGAGACAAACCCTACAAAGCTAACATTTCATTTGCTATACAAAGCAATGACGAAGCTATTACTAAAGATGGTAGAATGGCAATCAAGTTTCTTGATGACTCTGTAGTAAAATTAACCGAACACTCACAACTAACAATAGATGAATATATTTATGACCCTGATCCAAGCAAATCTAAAATGGCTCTTACCTTTGGTCTTGGGACAGCACGCTTTATTACTGGCAATCTAAACCGTATAGATAAACAGAACATAGAACTTAAAACGCCTACAGCGAACATAGCTATTAGAGGTACAGACTTTACTGTAACCATAGATGAGCTTGGTAAATCTCTTATCATTCTTTTACCAGATGCATTAGGTCTATCTAGCGGTGAGATACTGGTAACTACTGGCATGGGAACCGTTACATTAAACAAACCATTCCAAGCTACAACTGTATCTGTATTTGAATCTAGTCCTAGCAATCCAGTAATACTAGACCTTACCTTAGATATGATTGATAACATGCTTATTGTTACACCACCTAAAGAAGAGGTGGTAATACAAGAGCAAGTAACAACCAAGAAAGCTAACATCCTAGACTTTAATGATCTTGATATAGATTATCTAGCTGAAGATTTTTTAGCAGGAGATGATTTAAAATACAGTGAACTAGATATAAATTATCTTGATGTAAACTATTTAGAAGACTTGCTCAACGTACTAGATGCACTAGCTATAGCAGAAGATGAGGATCAACTGGCACAAGCCACCAGTACACAAGTTAGTGGTACTTTATTAGGTAGAGATCCTGATACTCAAATAACCACGATCATTACAGGTAATGTTATTAGCCTACGCAGACAGGTAAACGAGTCTGTACAATTAGACTTAGATGGTAGTACATCTTATACTGTTATCTTCATACAAGATGGCATATCAAATGTTATTAAGGTAAATGGAGGGAGCGACAGTGTTATTACTATCACTCAAAGTGATTAATGAATAAACTTTTATTACCTATACTTATAATACTAAGCTTACCTTTAGTATTTCAATCTACACCTACAGAGATACTTAAACTAAAAATCTTTGATGCTTTTGTAACAACACCAGAACCAAGTGGTAATTTTGTAATACTAAATATTACTGAAAAAGATGTAGCAGAAGAAGGTGGCTGGCCTTTTCCAAGGAGGAGACTAGCACAGTTACAAGTAGACTTAATTAATGAAGGAGCTATAGGAGTTGGTTGGGTTATGTCATTTCCACAAGCAGATAGAATGGGAGGAGATGATATCTTTGCACAAACATTATCTTATGCACCATCAGTCTTATCTGTCTTTGAGTCACCTAATGGTAAATATCCACAAACTACTGGCACCGTAATACTAGGCAAAGAAGTTCAAGGTTATGTATCACCTGGAGTAGTAGAAAATATCCTATCTCTTAGAGAGTCTGCAGCACAAGGAATATCTACTGCTCCTGTTGATATAGATCAGCTAGTAAGAAGAATACCATTACTAGTTAAAACTCCAGATGGATATGCAAGCTCGTTTGGTACAGAAGTATTAAAAACATTAACAGGTGCCAAGACTTACATTATAAAAACTAATGATAATGGTATAGAGGAAATATCAGTAAAAGGTATACCACCTGTCAAGGTAGATAGTCTTGGCCGCAAATGGATCAGTTGGGTAGATACACCACAAACTGATCTAAAAGAAATGAATGTTGCAGGTAAGTTTGTTTTTGTTGGAGTTACTGCTAACGGAGTCATGCCTCAACTTGCAACACCAGTTGGTTTATTAGAACCACACAAAATACAAGCGGCATTATCTGAGTCTATTCTTGTACAAAACTCTCCATATATTTCAGATTTTGCTTTAGCTTTGGAAATTTTAATTTTTGGAATATTTGTGTCCTTGACGTGGCTTGTAATAAATTATCTTGGTGTAACTAAGGGCGTAAGTCTAGCTATAATTTTGCTTTTAACCACAGGCTTTACAGGAGCTTACAGCATTCAGAAGGGTTATTTAATAGATTTTTCTTGGACTTTCATATCACAATTTATAACTGGAGCTATTGCTTTCTATATAAACTTTAGAAAACAGTTTAAGTTACGTCAATTAATTAAAAAACAATTTGAACATTACCTTGATCCAAGACAAGTTAAACAATTACAAAAGAATCCTGATCTATTAAAACTTGGTGGAGAAAAAAGATATGCTACATTTTTATTTACAGATGTCAGAGGCTTTACTTCTTTATCAGAAAAACTAGAGCCAGAAGAAGTAACTGAAATAATGAACAAAGTTTTAACAATTCAAGCAAATGCCGTAAAATTTTATGATGGTATGGTAGATAAATATATTGGTGACGCTATGATGGCTATCTTTAATGCACCTATAAACTTAGAAAATCATCAAGATTGTGCAGTTCTTTGTGCTAAAGAAATACAAGACAAAGTAAAAGAATCTGGTTTGGGAATAGAAATAGGTGTTGGTGTAAACACTGGTTTTTCTGTTATAGGAAACATGGGTTCAGATACTAGGTTTGATTATACTGCAATAGGTGACTGCGTAAATATAGCAGCTCGACTTGAGTCTGGTACAAAAGAAGCTGGTGTTGATATACTTATAGGAGAAGAGACTGCCAAAAACTGTAGTTTTGAGTTAAAATCTTTAGAAGCAATTAAAGTTAAAGGTAAAGAAAAATCTTTAAACGTATATACAATTTGAGGAAAGATATGGCAACAGCAAAAGATGCCCTTACTGCAATAGAATCTCATGAAAGAGAATGCAAAGCATTATACAAAAGTATTGATAGAAGACTAGAAGACGGTACAAAGCGTTTTGATAAGCTAGAGAATATGATATGGGCTGTGTATCCATTCATACTAGTATCAATAGTTTTGTCCCAGGTTATTAGTTAATGTCTAAAGTATTGATAGGAATAATAGTAGTTATGGGACTAGCTACTTATTTATTATGGAACGAAAACTCTAAACTATCTGCTCTCAATCAAGCGTTTGAGCTAAGAGATCAAGAACAAAAACTAGCAATAGAATCATTACAAAATGATTTTGCCACACAAACAGAAGGCTTGTTACAAATACAATCACGCAATCAAGAGATAGAACAAGAGATGTCAAGATACCTTGACATATTTAAACGACATGATTTAACTAGGTTGGCCGCAGCTAAACCAGGTTTAATAGAACCAAGAGTAAATAAAGGAACTAAAAATGTATTTGATAGCATTGAAGAAGATAGTCGTAGCATCGACAGTCTTGATGATGGCTTGCAGTTGCAGTCTGATACCAAGTAAACAACAGGTAGAAGTTATATCTAAGCCTATAGAAAGAAATATAGTTCAACCTATAATGCCTAGAGAAATAGATCTTAAAGATCCTTACTGGTATGTAGTATCAGATAAAAATTTAGAAGAGTTCCTAACAAGAGTTGAGAAAGATCAAGGTCAAGTGGTATTCTTAGCTATGTCTGTGCCTGACTACGAACTCATGGCATATAATATGCAAGAACTTAAGAGGTATATAAATGAACTTAAAGAAGTTGTTGTCTATTATAAGACAGTCACTACAAAAGAAACGGAGTAAAAGTATGAACATATCGCAAGAAGGATTGTCATTAATTAAAAAGTTTGAAGGCTGTGAATTAGAAGCATACAAATGTGCAGCAGGAGTTTGGACAAAAGGATATGGTTCAACTAAAAATGTTAAAGAAGGCGACACTCTTACTCAAGAAGAAGCAGATGAGTTATTACTACATGAGATGGATGAGTATGAGGGTTATATAAAAGACAATGTAACTTCTGATCTTGATCAAAATCAATTTGATGCTTTGGTAAGTTGGGTATTTAATCTAGGGCCTTCTAATTTAAAAGCATCTACTATGCTTAAAGTAGTAAACGCAGGTGATATGAAAGAAGTTCCAGCACAAATTAAAAGATGGAATAAAGCCAACGGGAAAACTTTACAAGGGCTTATTAGAAGACGAGAAGCAGAAGCTTTATTGTTTGAAGGTAAGGAGTGGCACGAGGTTTAATATGCCGTTAACTAAATTACAATTTACTCCAGGCATCAACAAAGAGATGACTGATCTTATGGATAAGGGCGGATGGTCTGATGGTAATTTAGTTAGGTTTAGAAAAGGATTGCCAGAAAAAATAGGGGGTTGGACTAAAGCAGTTACTGAATCTTACCTAGGAACAGGTAGAGCTTTAACTGCTTGGGTTGACTTAGATTACACAAAATATATAGGACTAGGAACAACCTTTAAATACTATGTTAACGCTGGATCAGATTACTTTGATGTAACACCTATTAGAGCTACAACTACTAACGGTATTGTTTTCGCCGCAACCAATGGGAGTACAACCATTACAGCAACAGATAATGCTCACGGTGCTGTAGTAAATGATTTTGTTACTATATCTGGTGCTGCTAGTTTAGGAGGCTTAATAACTGCAGCTGTATTAAACCAAGAATATCAAGTTACTGCTGTACCAAGTGCAGATACATTTACCTTTACAGCAACAGCTACAGCAAACTCTAGTGATACTGGTAATGGTGGTTCAGGTGCTGATGCGGCCTATCAAATAAATGTAGGGCTAGATGTATATGTGCCATCAACAGGTTGGGGTGCAGGCACATGGGGTGCAGGTACTTGGGGATCTGCTAGTGCCTTATCACAAACAGGACAGCTAAGGCTTTGGTCACATGATGCTTTTGGTGAAGATCTTATTTTTAATCCTAGAGCTGGAGGTATTTATTATTGGGATGAGTCTGGTGGTACATCTAGTAGAGCTGTAGCTATTGATACTTTAAGTGGTGCTAACCTTGCACCAACACTAGGTTTACAAATCATAGTAAGTGATATTGACAGGCATGTTATTGTTTTAGGTGCAGACCCTATAGTGGGCAGTGCTAGATCAGGTGCTATAGATCCATTGCTTATAGCTTTTTCAGATCAAGAAAGTGCTACAAACTGGGAGCCAACAGCTACTAATACAGCAGGATCACTAAGACTGTCATCTGGATCACAGATAGTTGGTGGTCTAAGATCAAGACAAGAAATTCTTATTTGGACTGATACTTCTTTATATAGTATGCAGTTTATTGGTGCTCCGTTTACTTTTGGAATAAACCTAGTTAATGAAAACGTAGGACTTATATCTCCTAATGGCATGATTAATGCACCCGATGGCGTTTACTGGATGGCTAGAGATGGATTCTATACTTACTCAGGAGCTGTCAAAAGATTAGTATGTAGCGTATTAAACTATGTATTAGATGATATTAATAATACTCAGTCATTTAAAACATTAGCCTTTACTAACAGAGAATTTAATGAAGTTGGTTGGTTCTATGTATCATCCTCTTCTGAAGAGATAGATAGCTATGTAACTTACAACTACCTAGAAGGTGCTTGGAGTATAGGTAAGCTTTCAAGAACAGCTTGGATGGACGATGGTGTATTTGAAAAACCTAGAGCTACAGGTAAAGATAGTGATGGTGACGGATATTTATACACTCATGAACTTACTGATGATGATGACGGAGCACCTATGGATAATGTATTTATAGAGTCTGGTGACATAGATATAGAAGAGGGCAATCAGTTAGCATTTATAGGAAGAATTATTCCAGATGTTAAGTTCTTTGGCAACACGCCTACAGATGGTCAAATTAATTTTGTATTAAAAACTCGTAACTTTCCTGGCGACAGTTTAACAACTAACTCAACTAGCAATATTACAAGCACTACTCAACAAGCCTTTACACGTGCTAGGGGCAGACAGCTTGTACTTAGAATACAGTCAGATGATGATGCAGATACAGGAGCAAGAACTGGATTTAGATGGAGACTAGGAGCAAATAGGATTGACGTTAGAACTGACGGCAGAAGGTAATGGCCAAGCTTCTTGCAACTAGATTACCGCAGGCAGGCAATGAAGTTGATGCTAATGTATTCAACAGACTTATTAGAATACTAGAATTAAACTTAGGATCATTCGATCCAAACTCTACGCCACAGTTTAATGATTCTCAAATTTCTACTTTAGCTTTTAACGCAGGTGATGTAATATGGAATACATCTATTGGTGTTTTACAAGTATATATAGGCAACCAATGGATACAGTTACACACTCCGAAGGATCCACAAGGCTTCGAGATGGCTGCATCATTAGGATCTGTTTCCGTACAAACAGGCGGCGACATATCAATTAACGTGACCACTTCTTATGAAGGCTGGAATGTAGAAAAATGGTACACTTAAAACAATATTGTATATAATTTAATTATGAAGAAAATATCAGAAGGTAATAAAGGAATACAA